TAAATGATGTATTTATTAGATGTCCATTCCCAGGGACATAAGTAAAGGGGGAGATGTTTGATGTCTCCCCAATCACAGCGGGAGTCCACCCTTCTCCCCCTGTATACGGCACTGATCGGTCTTAAACCCAGTTAGAGACTGATGTCTTACCTCTTGCTTGTCTTTGCTGTTCTGATGTCATACCAAACACGAGGTGATTGGCTGATTGTTGTGGGTCATCTAGGAACGATTCGAGCATTTGGTTCCACTCTTCACGTTTACGTGCTTTGATTTCTTCTTGTGCTGAGATACCAAATGCGTCAGTAAAGTACTTGATACCTTGAGCTAGACAGTCAATTCTATCGTCATGTCTAACAGCACCTTTTTCACGACACATACGGCTCATTTGGTAGAAGAGCATGTACATGAGTCGTTTTTCAGGAGCTTCGTCGGGGTTTGACTTGTAATCCCAATCAATGACAGAGCGATCAACAACCAACCGATGTTGATTAAGAATAGGTTCCAAAGCATCGATGATTCTGTCTTCTTTACGGACATTGGCTCTTGTTTCTTCTATGCCAATATTCATGGCAAGGTTTTGAATATGTTTTTTAAATAGCTCAGCGACAATTCCGTCCCCAAAATTACTTTCTATAAGGAGTGTTGAAGCTTTGTATTTCTTACAGCCTTTTAGAATGTCCAGTAACGTGTTGTCTGAGTATCCAGATCTGTAAGCTCGCATTTCATGCAAGTACAGAAAACCATTTCGCTGCGAGATATAAGCTGCCGTTGTCTCATCTGCTCCTCTACCCGATGGGTCAACTGAGCAGATTGTTTCTTGGTAAGGAAGCCACTCACCTTGGAGCTGCATCGGACTGTAGAAATAATCTCCAGGTAGTCCGACAGTTGGCGCATCTTTGATGACGTTCTGTGGGTCTGAGCACCAGATGATCGACTCAGGACACTTATCAGGGTTAACGGAAGTAACGATAAGGTCAGCCATCTTAAGCGGGAATTTTTCTGCATCACTAAGGCTTGTATCGAGCATGAACTGGAGCATGAAATTCGATCTGCCCATGGCAGCTTCACGCTCAATTAGGTCTTCATCGTCGAATCTGTCATCAGTTACGTCCCAGGGTTTTGCTCCGGTGTCAACGTCGGATTGAAGTTGTGGTGCAAGTAATCCTTCATAATTACTGGCTTTACGGGGATAACGTGCTGGCCACACGAAAGGGCGATAATTCCGTTCTGCGAGTTTCCTGTAGACGGTAAAGACGGTCTGAGGAGTACCAAGGAACATAATTCGGCTATCATCTTTAGGCGTAAGAATAGATTCGGCTTCTGTACAAAGTTGCAGGAGTTTTTCCCGCATAAGTTCTGTCATCGAGTTACCAGGAACTTCGATGTCATCGAGGATCATTAGGTCTGCGCGGCTGCCAGTCAATTGGCCAGTAATCCCGACGGATTTGACTGATGGCGCTTGGTGGGGAGAACAATTTACGTCGAAGCTGATGCGACTCCATCTCGCGTCGTCGCTGGGAGGCCTCAAATGACTCAGCCATGGTGTTTCAATGATTAGTTTCTGTAGGAAGATGGACATGTTGTCTGCTCTCTCTTTAGAGGCAGAGATAATCATTATCTTCTTTTCTTTGTCATTAAATAGAGTCCAAAGGACAAACGCTCCAGTAATCCATGACTTACCGACACCACGGAAGGCTTGAATCTGTAATCGTTTTGGACCATTTTGTAGATAGTCTGCAATTGCATATTGTGCGCGTGTAGGGGAAGGGAGATCAAGCTGAGTCCACAAAGCTTGCAGAAACAGCTTGAAGTCTTGCTGTAGTTGTATTGCTACGGAGACACCCTTAGAAGCGCTTCTACGGCGTCTTGTTGACATTTAGGGTATAAATATGTGTGGAGCACCTGGAAGCGTGTCTACGGTCCTTGCAGAGCTGTTTGCCAGCATTGATGAGTAAGAGACAACACCTGGGGGAGCTGTATCTACAGAAGGTGTAAAACGCATTGGTGCTTTTGATTTTGGTTTATTTTGTTGACCAGCTCTTTCAGCTTGTCTAAGCTTTTCGTTTTGTCCGTTTGTAATAATTCGCCTGTTTTGAGGTCTATTGCCTACAGGTCCTTCTACAGCTTCAATTCTGTTTATTCTTCGGACTTTAAGCTTTTCACCTAAACCCCAAAGCTGTTGACCTAGCCTGTTTAAGCTGTACTTGTGGTCAATAACAAACTTACCTTTTCCATGCAATTTGTTGAGCTTGTTCCGCATGTAATTTTGTCTGCGGTTTTGATTTTGCTCTTGTCGATTTTGTGGGGGACGCTCCTGTAATAACCTTCTACGTTCGCCATCACCGTTAGAACCTCGCAAACCCATGCGTAAGTTTTGTCTATTGTTGGAAGTATTTCCTGCTTTAGGTTTGACAGGTTCACCTTTATAGTTAACGGCTTTTTTAGCTTCAGCGATTGAAGCATTTTGGTTGGCTTTTAAATATTTGTTTAGGTCTTGTAGCGTCCCGGTTGGCCGGGTACGAGACATAAAAAAAAGCCGCCCTTTCGGACGGCTGCTAGTTATTTACGTGGGTGTTAGACGCGGCGACCGCGACGATTGGTTTTAGGTTTGTTAGTGCTACCAGAACTGCCGGAGTTCTTTTTGTTGTAAGCACGCATTGCCTTTACATAGGCAGCAGAACCAGTCCGACCAGTGGGGTAGTCACTGCGCTTGGGCTTGGAGCTAGAAGAAGAAGCGGTAGACGAACCGCTGCCACCACGACCACCTGTGTAGCCATAGCCAGTCATGCCGCGATTGCGGTTGCTACGGGTAGTAGATGCCTGCTGACGTGCGGGCTTTTTGTCAGAGCTAGAGGGTGCAGGAGAGGTTTTTGCCTGCGGTACCGGCGGGGGAGGCGTAGGTGGTTTAGGTGCCGGACGGTTAGCGGTAGTAGTGGTTTTAGGTTTTTGACCTTGAATAGAAGGCAGTTTATTTTTCTTACCACCGATAGGGTTAACCTTCGGGATATCTGCCATCTGCTTACCGCTATAAGCAGTTTTAGTTGTAGAAGTCTTTGCTTTAGGAGCTGGGTTGGAAGGAGCTTTGCGCTTCTTCTTACGTTGCTGATTACGCTTCAGCATTTCATCGCGCCCAGTAGCGCGGCGTCCATATGCCATTAGTTAATGTGTGATTGAATAACGTGTTCTCGTAGTCGATTAATACCGAACTGGGTTCTCATCCATCCCTGCCACTCATCACTACCTTTTCTTTGATTACAACAGGTGCAAGCTGGCACGATGTTGCTTGTAATCGTTTCCCCGCCAGAAGAACGAGGGCGAACGTGATCAAGAGTAAGTTCATGTAATTCATAAGATTTTCCGCAATAAACACATGTACAGTCAAAGGTTTCCTTGATGGCTTTACGCCACAGACGGGTTGCTTCGCTGCTTGTCATGGTTACTAAGTTATGAAGGTAGTGATTAGGAGTAGGCAGAAGTGGTGTCATGCGCGATCGCGTCCTCCGCGTGCGCGATTCTCTTTGCGGTTACCTGGGCGCAGGTTTCCGTTTTTGTCTCGTACAGCATCCTGATAAGGTCCAATTTTCAGCCGTTCACGTGCAGCTGCGTGCTCACGTTTGTATTCTTTGGACTTGGCGTATTTACCGCCAGGTGAGTTATCACGTATATGTTTTTCACGTGACGACTTTTTGCGCCTATAAAACTCGGCTGTTCGACCCGGATTTTTAACGGTTCTTGCCATAAAGTCTGCTCTGTACTAATTCAGGATCGATATCAGGAATAACGGCTGCAAGCTTGTCCAGCGGGTTGCCGTCAAAGGCAATACCACTGATGTCGTTAGCTTTCAGCCAGTCACACGCTGCTTTTAGGTCTTGTGTAGATGCTTCGCCCGACTTGATGCGGCTCAGAAACTCTTTGGTGACCAGATTGTGCAGTTCGTTAAATTGATCCTCTGTCGCTTTCTTATGCGCCATGTCGTAAAACTATTTGGTCTAATTTGTTTTCAATACGCACCATGTGGTCTTCTAGTCGCTTTGTAATGATTGACAAGTCGGCTTTAGACACATAGTCCTGGGCAACGCCAAGCTCAATTGCATCTATACGCCGGTCAAGACCACTGATGCGGTCATGTACGTTATTTACTCTTTGGTGGAGTCTGTTATTCAGCGCTGCTCCGCCGGCTATCCCGGCTATCGCTACGCTCACTAGTGCTTCCAGCATTATTTATAGATACGATTGGAACTATGTCATTACACAAGTGTTCGACACGTGAGCCAGGTCTGAACGTGAAACCTTTTCTCATAAGGTCTGCACATTTTTCTGCTCTAATTAGCTCGTAGTTGAGCCGCATCTTTTGCTCGTGTCTTTTAGCTATTGCCTTGCACTGCTCGATCATTCCACTATCAAGCGGCACCATAAAATTAACCTGTGCACCCCAGTTAGAGTTTTTGACTAAACCAGCGGGATCTACAGGTCGTGTTTCATTACCCATCATAAATGGGCTTAGTGTCATTGTCGGACCATTACAGGAATTGGACCCTGCAAAGTATTGACGTGACGGAGCTCCATTGTTCTGGAATTGCACCGCTTGATTTGTGACGTTACCAGTAGCAGCGGCAACAGGATTAGAGGTATTCTGTACGCGAGGTTCATCAGCATGAGCTGGTCCTACTGCGAGAAGATAGACAAGGACGTGGTAGTAGAAGTGATGTCGATGTCTTCGGTAATTGTGATGTCTTCGATTACCCCGGCAGTCCGTGTGGTGATCTCTAGTTGAAAGGGATCGCCTGCGGTGTGTACCGAGAAGGTAGTCGAACCATTTGTGATATCCCCACTTGGGGTTACGTTTGTGCCAGACCATGAGGAATAAGCTCCGCCCATGACCTCTGTTTCAATGGTTCGGTCAATGGTGGTTGTAGTAGTTGTAGTGGCCTGCATACTGCCTTGGGTAAAATTAGGCGTAACAGTCTGACCAAGTGCTACTGCTGGCGTAAAAACTAAAAGGGTTAATAGGTGTTTCATTTTCCATAACGTTTTGATTGGCTTTTAGACAACGACTTTGCTGCAGCATCAGCCTCTTCACGTGTGGAATATTTACCTAAATGCTGGCCAGTCTGTCGATAATGATTAACTGCTTCTTGATTGGAAACAACACGACCATTAACGACAGTCGGGATATTAACGTGCTTACCATTGTCTTCAATGCCAATAGTTCTGACAGTGCTGTAAGAACCATCTTTGTTTTGAACCTTTGGCCTAGTTTTTAAATTAATGTTACCACGTTGTTTAACTTTAAGCTTGTCGTTGTTCATTCTTTCTTTTCACGGGTGATAGAGAAGGTTGCCAATGTGCCACTAAGAATAGAAGCAACATAGGTAGGATCCATCTTTTCCATCCATCCTGCGTACGATGCCGTCAGGAGTCCGGCGGACCAGACGAGGACGAGGAATTTGATGAATCCTTCTTTTTTGTTATCTTTGTCCATGCAGTTTTAATTAGAGGTTTAAGCAAAGAAACAAGACGTTTGAAAACTGCAGTAGCTGTAAGGGTGGCCGCAACAGACACAGTTGCTGTGCTTACGGCAGTGACCAGGATTTCTTGACTAGGAACTGGCACCTCTTTATCAATAAGAGGCACCGTCACATAGTCCATCTCTGGTGCTTTAGGTGTATTAGTTGTAGGTGTATTTGGTTGTTTACCTTCTAAAGGTTTACCTTTGACTCCAGGAGGCGCTCTAAGGCTACTAGGAGGCACCACAATGGGCTTGTAACTAGGTACATGAGCATCTGGTACCTCTAGTATTGGAACCGGCAATGCAAGCGGTTCTGGAAGGGCCATATAAGGAAGCGCAGGTGGCTCCCCTAAATCCATTAGAGCTTAGGTGCTGGGAACAAACCGTTGCGGATAAATTCCACAGCTTTGTCATCAACGTCGTTATCAGTTGATTCGACCAGTTTGGTCAGCATGTCAACGATAAGAAGTTTAACTTTGTCAGAGTTCAAAAAACTGAACAGGATTGGACGGATAAGGGTGATCATAATTATTCAGCCAGTACAGGCCAGGGAGTAAGGTGTGCAGCAGGATTGTCAATAACTTCACCTGCATCGTTAGTAATTTTGTCGGGA